GCTGACTGCGGAGCAGTACAACCTGGTGATGCAGATGGCCGAGGGCGTGCAGCAAAACGCCGAGGCCAAGAAACTCCTCGCCGCGGGCGTGGCCGAAGGCGTGCTGCGGAGCGAGTACTGCGGCGTGCCGTGTCAGATCCGCGTGGACTGGTTCAACCCGCAGCAGGGCATCGTGGATTTGAAGTCGTGCGACACCATCGACTACTTCGAAGCCGACGCCCGGCGGTATGGGTACGCCCACCAAGTCAGTTTCTATCGCGGCGTTCTCGCTCAAGTGATCGGTGCCTGGAAGCCCGTGTACCTGATCGCCGTGGAGAAGAAGGAGCCGTACCGCTGTGGGGTCTGGCGGGTGAGTGACGACACGCTCCGCATAGCCCAGCAGGAAAACGAAGCGGCTGTCCGCCGGCTCCAACATTGCACAGCCCTGGATATCTGGCCATCGGGCTACGAGGAGACACGACTTCTCGAGTGTGCATGACGATGTCGCCGCAAGCTACGGCGCGGCCGGGCTAGGCAAGGCGCGGCAGGGCTGGGCTGATCGCGGCAAGGCAAGGACTGGATGTAATCTCCATCCAGGAACGAGCGTCGGACGGTCGGTGTGGCGGGCCCACACTCTCACGTTCTAAAGGTGCCGAATCGGCCGCCCTCCGTCCGCGCTCATTTTTCTCACCCCAGGAAAGGATCGAAACCATGACGACTCTGCAACAAATCCAGCGGGGCAAACAGACATCGCCCCCCCGATTGATGCTGTATGGCTCTGAAGGCGTGGGCAAATCAACGCTCGCCGCGCAGACGCCGAAACCGATCTTCATCCAGACCGAGGACGGTCTGGGCCAGATCGATTGCCACAAGTTTCCCCTCGCCGAATCATTCGACGACATCCTGGCCGCCTTGGGCACGTTGTACTCCGAGCAGCACGAGTACCAGACTGCGGTCGTAGACTCGCTGGACTGGGCGGAACGCCTGATCTGGGACGCGGTGTGCCACGACTACGGTGCCAAGTCCATCGAGAAGGTCGACGGCGGGTACGGCAAGGGCTACGTCTACGCCTTGGCCTACTGGCGCAAACTCCTGGACGGGCTGATCGCCCTGCACAGCCAGCGTCAGATGATGATCCTGCTCGTGGCGCACGCCAAGGTCGAACGCTTCGAAGACCCTGAGTCCGCCGCCTATGACCGCTACTCGCCGCGGCTGAACAAGCACGCGGCAGCGCTGATCACCGAGTGGTCCGACGCCGTGCTGTTTGCCACGCGCAAGTTCCGCGTGGAGGCCGATGCCGGCACGTTCAACCGCGAGCGCCACGTCGCCCACGCCATTGGCAAGGACGGGGGCGAGCGCGTCCTGCGCACGGTCGGGGGCCCCTCCTGCGTGGCCAAGAACCGCTTCAACCTGACCGCCGAACTGCCGTTGGATTGGTCCGCGCTGTTGGCCGGAATCACCAGCGGCGTTTCCAGCAAGTAGTCACTTTCCCTTTCCATTCCCAAGGAGAACCACACATGGCAACCCTGCAAGGTTTCGATGCCAACACTGTTGACCCCACCACCGATTTCGAACCGATCCCGCCGGGCAAGTACCAGGCTGTGATCACGGACAGCGAAGTGAAGAGAAACAAGGCCGGTACGGGCAGCTACCTGCAGCTCACCTTCCAGATCATCGAGGGCGAGTTCAAGAACCGATTCCTGTGGGCCCGGCTGAACATGGACAACCCGAACGCCACGGCCGTGAAGATCGCGCGGGCGGAACTCTCCGCCATCTGCCGCGCGGTAGGTGTGCTGCAGCCCAAGGACAGCTGCGAGCTGCATGACTTGCCGCTGGTGATCACCGTCAAGAGCAGGAAGCGCGACGAGGGCGAGATCGTCAACGAGATCCGCGGCTATGCCAAGAAGGACACGTTGAGCGGCAAGCCGGTGCAGGCCACGACGGACACTCCGCCTTGGCGGCGATCGTGACCTCGAAAGCAACACCGACCCCGCCGGGCAGGGTGGAGCTTTGCGCTGCACAACGCGAGTCATGACAGGGTGGCGTTAGGCTTTTCGCCGCAAGGCGACGTATGGCAAGGCGGTGCTAGGCGCTGCAAGGCAATCCAAGGCAATTGTCCGTACAGAAAGATGAAATCCATGAAGACCATTTCGATCACCATCCAAGGTTCGACACCGCTGCTCTGTAACCGTTTCACGGACGCTGCTCAGATGTCCGCGACCAACGGCAACCGGTCGTCGCTGGTTGGCGACAAAGGCTCGCCCCGAGAGCAGGCGGAGGCCCGACTCTACCTCGGCCACGACGGCCGGCCGATGATCCCGCAGCCCAATCTGTTTCGCTGCCTGATCGACGCCGGCAAGTTCTTCAAGCACGGCAAGGGCAAGATCACGACGCAAAAGAGCTCCCTGATCCCGGCCTGCGTCGAGGTGCAGGGGCTGGAGTTTCCCATCGTCCACAAGGAGCCGTGGGAGGTGGATACCCGGGCGGTCCGCATCCCCAGCACCGGCGGCCGGATTCTCTGCCATCGGCCGTGTTTCCACGACTGGGAGTTGTCGTTCACCGCGCTCGTCGACACGGAAATGTTGGGCGTGAAGCTGTTCCGCGAGGTTGTGGACGCGGCCGGCAAACGCATCGGACTGGGGGACTTCCGGCCGGACTGCAAGGGGCCGTACGGTCGGTTCAGCGTGACCCGATGGCAAGAACAAGACTAACGCGTCTGGCAAGGCGAGGCGTGGCTCGGCATTGCGTCGCCCGGCTTGGCGGGGCGCGGCGACGCGCGGCAAGGCGCAGAGTTTCCACGGGGCCGACCAAGTCTGAAGTAGGTTCTCTCGGCCCGGCTCGGTGAGGCTAGGCCTGGCTGGGCAAGGCGTGGCAAGGCGTGGCCTGGTACGGCACTGCAACGCGTGGCAAGGCAAGGTCTCTTCCGCATGGTGCGACTGGACTTACCATTCCCCCCGACGGTGAACCGCTACTACCGCTATGTTTACGGTCGCACCATTATCAGCCGCGAGGGACGCGAATACAGCGAGCGGGTGTGCTCACTTCTGCGCGATCGGTTTCCCCGCGCGCTTGATGTGCCGCTGGTTGTGAGCATCGTCTTGCATCCACCGGATCGACGCCACTTCGACATCGACAACCGCCTCAAGGCCCTGCTCGATGCGCTCCAGCACGCCGGTGTGTACCGGGACGACGGCCTGATTACGAAACTCACCGTCGAGAAGCGGGAGCCGATTCCGGGCGGCGAGGCAATCGTGCAAATCGAGCCGCGTGATGACGCGTTCTAAGACCAGACGGGCCCCTGCTGTGCATGGCAAAGCACGGCACGGGCGCACAGTCGTTCTCTCTTCGAGGCAACACCGGATTGCGGCGGACCGATGATCGAATTGAGAAGCTATCAACGGGAAGCGGTCGAAGCCCTGTACGGGTATCTCCGCGAGCGGGATGGCTCACCGCTGATCGTCCTCCCAACGGCCGCCGGAAAGAGCGTTGTGCTGGCCAGGATCGCCGGCGACGCCGTAGCCAAATGGAACGGCCGCGTTTTGATCCTGTCCCACGTCAAAGAGTTGCTGGAACAGAACGCCGACAAGATTCGGCGGCTTTGTCCTCAGGCGTTCGTGGGGTTGTATTCGGCCGGGCTGCGACAACGGGAGACGGACACGCCGATCGTGGTGGCTGGCATCCAGAGTGTCTACAAGCGGGCCTACGAACTGGGCGTCTTCGATTTGGTGCTCATCGACGAGGCGCACCTGCTCGGGGAATCCGACGACTCGATGTACCAGCGGTTTCTGCGGGAACTTCCTGGACGTCCCAGGCTCTGCGGCCTGACCGCCACGCCATATCGGCTGAGTTCGGGGTTGATCTACGGTCCCGACCGAATGTTCAACGACGTGTGCTACGAGGTCGGTATCAAGGAGCTGATTTCGCAGGGATACCTGTCGCCGCTGTTGTCCAAAGCGGGCCGCTGCAAGGTCGACACGCGGGAACTTCACGTCCGCGCGGGCGAGTTCGTAGCCGATGAGGTCGAACGGTTGATGGACGACGGCGGACTCGTCGAAGCCGCGTGCGCTGAAATCGTCGAATACGCAAAGAACCGCAATGCCTGTCTGATCTTTGCAGCCGGAGTCCAGCATGGTCACCACGTCGTTCAAACGTTTCAGGGGAAACACGGCGTGGAGTGTGGCTTCATCACGGGCACCACACCGGCCGCAGAGCGGGACGAAATCCTGGCGCGCTTTCGGGGCGCCCCGGACGATTCGCTGTTTCCCCGGCCGCCGCTCAAGTTCGTGGTGAACGTGCAGGTTTTGACCGTAGGCGTGGACGTGCCCCGGATCGACACCATTGCCATCCTCCGCCCCACGATGTCGCCCGGGCTGCTGGTGCAGATGGTCGGGCGAGGTTTCCGGCTTCATCCAGGCAAGAGCGAGTGTCTGGTCTTGGATTTTGGCGGCAACATCGAACGCCACGGCCCCATCGACCAGATCAAAACGCCCGGGCTAAAGTCCCCCGGCAGCGGCGAGGCCCCGGCGAAGGAATGCCCCGAGTGCCATTCGGTGATCGCGGCCGGGTACGCAACCTGCCCCGACTGCGGTTACCAGTTCCCGCCGCCCGAACGCCAATCGCACGAGGCCCAGGCCAGCGCGGCCGGCATCCTGTCGGGGCAGGTCACCATTGCGACCTACAAGGTCGAGGACGTGACCTACACCGTCCACACCAAACGCGGTGCCGCGGAGGATGCGCCGAAGACCATGCGGGTCGAGTATCGCCTCGCCCTGAATGCGTACAAGTCGGAATGGGTCTGTTTCGAGCACACGGGCTACGCCCGCTGGAAAGCCGAGCAGTGGTGGCGGAAACGCTCGCCCGACCCGGTGCCGGACACCGCCGAGCGGGCGGTGGAGTTGGCCGAGTGCGGAGCGCTGGCGCCCACCTTGTACATCACCGTCCGCGCCGTCGCCGGCGAGCCGTATGAGCGAATCGTGG